TCGGCCTTGGCACGGCCTACAATGGGATAACTAAAGAGTTGACGGTCCAAGATGCTTGGGGGACTGTTCCCGATACGACATCTGGATATATGATTATTCCAAACAGTATTCCGACAGAAACTCAACTCCAGGCCATTATAAACGCCGAGGTTGTAGATGCTTTGAGCGTTGACACATATCCTGAGCCAGGACAGGGCCAGCCTCCAGCCACGGCCACGCTGATACAAAAAATTAATTATCTATTTAAGTGGGCTAGGAATAAACATGACATTAGCAGGGATACAAATTTAGAGCGGCACTATGCGGCTGACGGTGTAACAGTCGACCAACAACGCACGGTATTCGACGACCATACAGTCGCAACGAAGGGAGCCATGGAAAGTGGCGCTTGATACGGCGGCAAAACGACTTTCAATGCTCAATTTCGGGAGCCCTGTCATCTCACCGTCGGCCCTTATCCTCCCCGACGGAGAGATAGATCAAGGAGACTCACAGTCTCTTCTGTGGGGATATTCTGGTATCTTGTGGCCCAGTGAATTTACCCCATACAGTGAGATAATATCTTTCAGCGTCAGGAAGAAAGACCTTTTGACGTTTTCTGTCAAGAAGCAAGAGGACACTCTGACTTACGAAGTGTCGCAGTGAGGTGATCTATGGCATGTTCTAAATCGGTTCAATTTGGCTCGGCCGTAACCCTTGAAGCTGTAGACGCTGATGGCAAGGACATGAGCCTGGAGAATTTCCATGTTGATTACTGGAAGCCATCAAACCAGACGAACGTTAGGAGCGGTGTTGTTGCGGATGATCATATTCAGACGCAGCCCGGTAGCCCGGTCGTTCTGATCAATATTGACGCGGGAACTCTTGATGAGCTCTCCACGACAACCAACAAATGGCGCTATATGATCACGGAGGATTCCACAGAAATCCCATGGGAAAAGCCCATGAGAATAAGCGTCACACAAAGAGGGAAATAGGCTAGATTTCTATAATTACTCGGCTGGCAATAGATTTTCCGAGTCCAGCGTCATTATCGCTCTCGTTATCCTCCAGTCCCTCATAGTCGACATCGTCGTCGCCCTCATCAAATTCGCCCTCTCCTGCTGCGGCTTCTTGTTGTTTTTGTTCCAACCCTCGGAGAAATATTTGGGAGATTGACTGGTTAGCAATCCCAGGAACATCCGCCCACTCGGCATCGTAAGGCTCGTCGTCATTCTCTATCCGCAATTGATTCATGGATTTCGTTGTCTTCAGGGCGGATTCTGTGGTTTTTCGGACCTCTTCTGAGTCGTCCTGCTCAAAGCCGTGGAAGACAAACGCGAAATCAGGGTCCATTTGGTCAAGCATTTTTTGGAAATGACGCTCAAGGAAAGTAAGCGTTGCGCCTATCCCCTTATCGTCGGAATACTTCCTAGCGTCAGTCGACCCACTTTCAATAAGCCTAGCAGACTTCTCGGTCTTTATGCCCATGCTCTCCATGTCAACGCCATAGAGGGCTCCGATAGACATATAGAGGGTGTCCTGCCAGCGAGAAAACTGCATATCCTGGTTAGATTCACCGAGCTTCTGCCAGGAGATGGAAGACTTATCTCCAGCCATCCCGGTGGGGATTATTGGGATTCCCCATTTGCCCGTGGCGTTTGTCACTCCGTCCAGCATCATCATATCGACGATATAATCCTCAATTTCCTGGACTTCGTCGAACCCGGTGTCACCACTAAGGAGAAGCATGCCGCGGGGGAGGTGGTCTTCGGTAAAAGCGCCAGCGTTATAGGCAAAGGAATTGATCAGTGAGACAACCAGATCAACAGCCTGTTCAACTTTCGAATATCCATACCCATAGTTGTCAACATCTGTTCTTGGATTCGAGAACTGAAAGAGGATATCCCTGGAGGTGTATTGGGTAACGACCTGGGAGTCGATCATTTGCACGAACCGGATTTTGTCGTCTCCGTCGTAGCCCTCCTCGGTGCAACGGACAATTGTAGCCGCGTCAATTGCCTCAAAAGCGTATATCTGGCCCCCGCGGGTCCAAAGCAGTTCGGTGGCGACCTGGTCAAGCATCAAAAGGTCCCTTAGTATTTTCTTTACGTAATGGACGAGATCGTCTTCGTGTTCGATCTTGTTACCCCATCCTGCTTGCAAAAAGAACTGCTGGTATTCTTTGGCCTTCTTCTCCTGTGCCTTCGTCATCTTGGCGTCAGGGTCTTTCAGTTCGATAGCAAATCCCCGGCGCCCCTTGGCCGACATCGGCCGGATGTATGGAACAACCTTGTCGGTGATATGCCCGACGACAGTATTGATAAGCCATGCCTTTTCCCCGATCCTCCGGAGAAGTTTCATGGAATAGTGTTTGTCGGGGCGGATCATTCCCCGCTGGTATCCTCTATACCGGGGGTTCAATACCTTGGACTTGAATCTGTCCTCGCGGGCCTTTTCTCTCTGTATGGCTTTTTGGAATTCGCTAGGATCTACCACGCTGTTGCCTCCTTATCTGACGCCGAAGTCTGTCAAGTTCGGGGTTCCCCGTTGATTCAAATTTCTTCCGCGGGGCCTTCGGGTCAGACTTTCCCTTGGCTCGCCTATACCCCTGGTAAAATTTAGACCCGGAATTCGAGTCTTCCTGTATTGCTATTGTACCAAGGGCAAGGCTCCAGAATCTATCCGCATGAGAATCCTTCGTGCTTCCCTCATAGCGATTGTATTTCATGGCCGTTGTTGTCCGGCGGATTGAGTAGATATCGGCGTGGAGTGGTTTGTCCATCGGAAGCACATATTCGCGCCGGTCAAAGCAAAGATAGGTCTGGTTTGCCATTATTTCTTTTGTCTCGTTAGTAAACTGGACCCCGTGGGCAATCGTCGGAAATTCGTCTTCCGCCCACTCGGCGAAATCCATACCAAGCCCGGAAGCGTCTATATAGAACCGTCGAATGGGTAATGATGAGAGGGCAAGCTTGGCGAATTTCCGCTGCTCATCGAATTTTACGTTCTTCAGTTCATAGCTCATCCATACGTGCTTTTTGTCGCCCTTTACACCGATAAGCGTGAAGATTGACGCATCCTTTTTGCGGCCCATGTCCCAGCCGGCGTAGAGGTCGCCGTGGATCTCAGGGTCATACGCTGGCGCGACCATGTTGGCAAACTGGACTTCTCCGTATTCGTTCATGGCCACTGCAACGTTGTTTACCGCTGTTCCGTTTAAAAATTCCGAAAGGCCTTCATATTTGAATTGTTCATTCGGAGACTGCGGGGTGCATGCCAGTATCATTTTCATGGAGATAAAGGCCTCGGTCTCGTCGGTGAACTGGCATTCGAATTCCTGGATAAATGATCCAAATGGGAGTGTGGTGAATATTTCCTGAAGGATTTCTGTCCCAAATCTTTCTACCCGGTCGACCGTATTCATCTTCGGGGCTTCATCAATGGCCGTGGAAACGTCAGTGCAGAGAGCGGAAGCAAACCACCATGGGATATTCAGGCGGATATAATTCTTGAATTCGTCGGTCTTGGTCAGGATTTCGTAGAAAAGCCCCTCTGTCATGAGGGGAGTGGAGCCTATTGAGAGCAATCCACCTCGGGCGAGACAGGGAAGCGCTGATTCATAAACCGATGCGTCATTGGCGTGAAAAGCGAATTCGTCCAGGCATACGCCGCCCCATGGGTTTGATGTGCCGAAGCCGCGGAGGGCAACGGACGGGAGGCTGATCAATTGGCTCTTTGACTTCTTTCCGTCGTCCCAAAATTCCAGGGATGTCTTACTGTCGGACGCAACTTGCTTTCGCCAATCCTCTGGAATGTTCATGAGGGCGTTACGAGCGTCCAGGATTTTTCCGGCAGCATCTCGCATTCCGTAGGAAACAAAGACCATCTGATAGCGGAATGAAGTTGGGTGGATAGCCTCAATAACCGCTTTTAGTGATGTGATATATGACCATCCGACGCGTCGGGATTTGTTGACGATAAGAAATTTGTGGTCGGTCTTGAGATACCACTCTTGCCAAAAGTCGAGGTCGTAATCTGGGTTTATCTCGGTAAGCGCGACCCTGGCGAGAGTAGCTTTTTCTTCCCCTGTCCACATGGGGGTATATTACTACTCTGCCGGGAAATGGTCTATTTATGTCAGGACAACGCGTTTGTTGCTTGGCTCCCACGATATCGGATTGCACATGGAAAGCCATTTGTTCACCATGGATTCAATATCTCTTGCTGATTTCCCCTCGTGTTCTCCAAGGTCTTCGGCGCTCCAATCTTCTGGGAGTATAGCCTCAAGGAACTCTGTCATATCGAATACTGGTGGTTGTGAAGGTTCGCAGATAACAAGTTGGAGATTCCCTTTCTCTGCCCCGGTATCCTCGCAGAAGAAATCGATATCATCTTCGCCGAAGAAAAATTCATCCGAATCGAAAAGCGATAGAGGCGTTTCCCCATCCCATTCTACAACTGGGAACGATAGGAATTTCTCGGTTCGCTTGATATAGGAGCATTCTGGACAAAGCAATCGATGTTTTGATCCGGTAGGCTTCCCGCACGCCTCGCAACGCCTGTCGATGGCAGCGTTATATTCTGCATCCCGTTTTCTTGGCCACGCAAGGCCGTTGTGTTGGAACATGGTTATTCTTTTTCTCTTAATCTTGGTTTTTTCCGGCAAGATCAGATTTGTTTGGGTGCTATTCTTCATTCTGATCCGCCTTCTCTGGAAGCAAGAGGTTGTCCCCACTACAAAAGAACCATTTGTCATTGAGCCCTGGCCCCAGTTCCCTTGCGAGGAGATCTATTCGTGTTACCTTTCTCTCGTTGGAAAACCCATATTCTTGAAGGTTTAGGCGCCCCTCTAAGTCCTTCTGGGCTGCCGTCGGATCTTCGGCGACGACATACCAGTCGCCTAACCCGTTATGAAGCCGGTACAGATTCAGTTTCATCTTCTATACTCCTTGGAATATTGATTTCATTCGGAATGTTCCTGTTCGGGCAATTGTATGCGTGGTTTCCTGCCGAATCCAGTTGACAGAATTCGCATTCGTAAGGGAAGAATCTCATATTCCCTGCCGAATCTGTTATTGTTTGGCCGATCACTTCTTTTTCTCCTGGAATGAAAGCATTAGCTTGTCCAGCTCTTGCATTGCCCCATGGATCTTCATACAAGCGTCTTCGATCTCTTTCTCATGGCCAACACCATCAACGCCCGGTTGGAGCGAAACCCCATGGCCCGTTGTATACATGTTCTCGATAAGTCCAAATCCGAAAAAGTGAGAATCGATATTGAGCATCCCACTCTGATAATCGACATGATATCCGTTCTTACTCATTCTCCCTTCCCCCTTGTGCCTATAAAATTTCCCGGAACTCAATCTCCGGATATCGGTGAAGGAACAAAAGCCGCTTCAGCTTGTATAGAGGATCGTTGGCGGTGTGCTCTCCCTTCACGTCTTCCGCGACCTTCTGGTTCCCTTCGTAATATTCAAAATCGGGCTCGTAGGAGATTGGCGGTAACCTCTTCCCGTTAAAATCGGGGTATCCGTCGGCCACCCTGTATCGTGGATGACATTTTAGTTTCTTTATCTTGAGCGCACGGACAAGCATCTTGAGCTCTTCGTACCGTTCGCCTTCTTTAATCGAGTCGAAGGTAATTCCATCGATCTTCACGCGCTTATTGTGCATTTTAGACGGCTTCGGTGCCGCAAAGTATTTTCCATCGGCAAACCCAAGCTTCTGGGACATGATTAACGAGGTGAGGGCCGCGCCTGCCTTAGCCCTGGTCTTCTTCGGGAATTTCGCAACGAGCTCCGGCCTGGAGAGTGGCTGGTTCTCAAGCAGGCGTATTATTCTTTTTTCCGTCTCGTTCATCGCCAGCCATTTCCTCCCAAGTCCTTCCTATTTCAGTGAGTGCAGCGTGGGTAGATCGCACGGCTATCCCGCCCAATTCGGGGGAATTTGCGGCTTTTTTGCTGATTGATTCATGCCATTCGGCGTTTTCTTTGAGCGCCGAGACCGCCAGAGTGAGCATGTAATTGAGCATTAGGAGACTGCTGTTGCTTTTCTCCACAATTGCTTCATGTTCGGAGACGAGCATCAACTCTCCTTCTTTGTCCGCCGTTATGGCCGTTCCTTTAAACCTTTTCATTGGTCCTCCCCGCTTTTCTTTGTGTTGTTGTCGATAAAGGCCTTCAGCTTTGCCCGAGCGGCAAGCTCGGCGTCTCGCCAAGTCCTGAATTCTCTGAGATCCTTCAACAGGAGAGATTCTCTTTCGGCAAACTGACGATCTTCCCATTCTCTGCTGTGGTCTGTCCCATAAGCATATTTGGCAGCCTCCATGGCCGTCGGGAAATATTCGTTATCATGCATCAGCCGGCCGTCTATCGTCGTATTCGGCCAGCCACGCTCTGCGCATTGGGTTTCTATTATTTCGCCGTCTTTGACGTAGAAGACCGCGATCGGTTTTTCAATATTGTCGTTTCCGTCGATGATGCCACGTATTTCCCCAGATTCAATTAGACCCTGAAGAACGTCATAACACCGGGCGAGCGGCGGGTTATCCTCCAGGTCTTCCCGCGTTTCCCTGAGTGCAATTTTGATCTTCATGGGTTCGGCGTCTACGTCGACGTGTAAAAGATCGTGAATATAGGGAGAGCCAACGCCGATATAATCTGAGCCGTCACGCTTCTCAAAATATGCGACGGTATATCCCGGGTCTCCCATTAGCTCTTTTAGGTATTGCGCTTTCATTGCCTCCGCTCCCGCATTTTCTTGATAATCCACTTAATGCCAAATTCGGCCACGCCCCACGTTAGGCGCCCCAGTTGCTTGGTCATATCGTATATCGCCATCCCCATGGCTACCGTAAAGGCTCCAAGTAGTATATATAACATAGGTAATCACTCCGCCCCGTCGACGGCCACCACGGTGGCGCCCTTCGGTACTTTGGCCAATGTCTTGCATTCTCCCGAATCGTTCCGTTCCCATTCAATCATGATATGTCTCCTATTATCCTCGAAAGGTTTGGTTTCTTGTGGACTCTTATCTTTCGGTCTTCCAGTTCTTCTATCAATTCAAGAACGTCTTTCTTGGTGGGCTCCGGGAGGTTGTTGCGTCCACTGTCGGCGCCGATATTGATTTGATCGGGGTTGGCGATTGCCAGGATGTCCAACATGTCCCGGAGGTCAAAAGCCATTATCGGCTCTATTGTGACCATCGTTGTAAATCCTTGCTGCCGCATAGCTCCAATATCGGACGCTCTCGTCGCCGGGATGCTGGTATGGCCCATAATATTCTCGTATACGCGACTTGTCTCGATGGTGGTGCAGAGGACGGTTTCTGGCGGGAAGTCTGGAGCAAAATGATAGAATCTTTGAGGGTTCTTCGACTGAAATAGATACCAATTCTCGGGGTTTGCCCTGGTCTTGTCAAGTACGTCGTGAATCCAAATGCCCGAAACATCCCACGCGAACATGTCGGTTCCGCTACCAACAAAGATTGAATTCCCTTTGCCAAGATTCTCTTTGAGAACCTTCTTGTTAAGTTTCAAGGGCCCGATCGGGAATCTTTTCATGTAGCAATATCCACAATTATGCGGACATCTGCCGGTAATAGGGTTCCAA